AAGTTAACATATATGTGTTAAGCTTCGATCCCATCCAACCACCGAAGTCAGTAAGCCATTTAGGCATCGATTCTTTTATAGTTTCCCATGACGGTAAATTTAATTTAAACGAGTTAAGCTTCGATCCCATCCAACCACCGAAGTCAGTAAGCCATTTAGGCATCGATTCTTTTATAGTTTCCCATGACGGTAAATTTAATTTAAACGAGTTAAATGCATTTACTATATATCCTTTAGGATCCTTCCAGAAGTCACCGAACTCAGCTTTTATAGTTTCCCATGACGGTAAATTTAATTTAAACGAGTTAAATGCATTTACTATATATCCTTTAGGATCCTTCCAGAAGTCACCGAACTCAGCTTTTATAGTTTCCCATGACGGTAAAAGATCCCTCACAAGTTGTCCTATTTTAGCGAAAAATTCGGGTATAGCTTTGAATATATTATCAATTGATTCTGAGAAAGAGAATTCATCCATCTTCTTCTCTAGGTCGGTACCTCCAAAGAACCCCACAATCCACGAAATTACACTCTTAATGAGATCAAGAGGAGCACCGATAACACTCTTGATAACACCTTTATTAAAATTAAGAATGCCTGTGCCTATATCACCAGCTTTAAAATCATCTACACTAGATCGGAAACCTTCATATATACCCATCACTGCAGTTAATGGCCAAGCAATCTTACCTAGAATAGTTGCAAACTTACCTAAAAATGTACCTGCTTTCGATAGAGTAGTGCCAAGTGTTCCAGCTTTAGCAGCTTTAGCAGCTTTAGCAACTTCATCTTTTTTAGGCATTAGAAGAGATAACCCACCAGTTGCAGCAGCTATTGTAGCAGTTTTAGCTACTGCCCCAACACTTTTAATCACATTTCCAATAGAACTTGTTGCTGCCTTCATGAGATTCCAAGCTTTACTATTCTTTATGGTATCTGTTATAGTGTTAATCCGAGAGGCAATGTTACCACTGAACTCCTTTACAGCATTAGAGGCGTTAAAGAGAGCTCCTCCTAATTTAGTTTTCTTTACTGATTCTGTTATAGCTACACTGCTAGCTTTAATACTATTTCCCCATTTACTCCAGGCGGCTGTAACTGCGGCGATTGTAGGGAATATAGAAGGAATCTTATTAACGTATGATGATAAACTTTCTTTAACATCATTCCAAGCAGCTGCAATTTTATCCCAATTATTATATATACTTTCTAGAGCAACTAAACCAGCTCCAATTGCGATCTTAGTACCATGCTCCTTTAACTTATCAACCACTGTTTGTTTAGCTTTACCTAAGCCATCTTTGATCTTAACCTTAGATCGCATAGCCACCCCTTTCAAACCAGGAGTCATATCTGCTCTATGTTCTGCTCTTTCACGTTCCTTCTTAGCCAAAACCTCTACTTTATCAGCAGCATCTTTAGCTGCTTCAATATCCATATCAGTTAATTTATCAGCGTGTGCTTTAGCTTCTTCAGCAAGCCTATCTGCATTTGATAGACTTGCATCGTGCATTATATCTTTTGTGAGTTGCTCTTGTTTGAAATGTAGATCAGCAGCTCGTGTTGCAGATTCCACTCCTGATCTCATTTCTTCTCGAATGTTTTTAGCGATATCACCAAAAGCGTCAGGTGTATTATTCTGAGCTGGTATCATTTTCGATACTGTTTCAATTAATTCTTTATGACGATTAGCCTCATTCTGATCATTATCTTTAATTTGATTCACGATAGGTAATTTATTTGGCATTCTCTTTTTCCATTTCTTTTAAGTGCTTTAACAACAATCCAACATATACTTCTCGTTCCCAAGGAACCAAACTCTCAATTTCTGTCAAGCTCCACTTATGATGTTGTATAAGGCTAAAATTTATTTCAAAATAAGATTTTAAATCATGAGTGAAGCTAATTAAAAAAACGAAGATAGACCCTCAAGTCGTATTACATTTACAGTATTACAAATTGGACATGGCATAGTAGCTTCGTATACAGTTTTCGGCATATTAGCCATAAACTCATTAACCTTTTTAAATACAGTATCAGGTAAACTCTCAACAAAACTCATCAACTCCTCATCTGTATAATCAGATGGTTTATGTACAACATCCCCTTCATATATAGACTTAATTAAATGAATAACAACGTTGAACATCTTATCTATATCTGTATCCCCATTTACCATCTCTAAATTATCCCCAGACGGGTATCTCAACTCCATACCAATATTTTCTGTAATCTCGATTAATGGATTAGGTTTATCTTTAAGATCAACTTGAACTTTGTTGAGATCAATTTCTATAGGTATTTCCTCATCACATTTCGTACACCGTTTAGTAGCATTGATAGTATCCCCAACACTCTTCTGTCTCATTTTAATGAACATATATTCAATATCAAAGAACGGAAGATCACTAAGATTTTTAATATTTCCAAATGTACAATTATCAATAATCTGTAATATAGCTGACACCATAGCTTTTTCATCTTTAGACTCAAGAGCCATCAAGAGAATCTTCTCTTCTTTAACTGTGAAACTTCTGTATTTCCATTTCTTCTTAGATGACGGAAGAGTTAGATTAAATGTTGCTTGTTGTATCTGTGGTAATGCCATATTCAATATTCCTTTATAATATAATTAATTCTTAACTAAAATTTCATGTTTTCTGTAAGCGAAATTCACTTGAAAATCACTAACTTCTGATGTCGGACCACTCGTATACGTTTTTGGAGTAATATTTAATGGGTATATATCATGAAACTTAGTCGTCATGATAGTATTAAATTGACGATCTAAATCTTTCAATATACAAGATGATATATAATCATCATAATACATGATAGTATCTTGCTTTAAGGAACTATCAACAAAAGCTGATCCCTGCATACCCATTATCCACGCATCCATTAAACCAAACAAATTGTGATCATCTGCATTCAAGAATGTTACCTCTAAATCTGATTCATGCCCTATACCCGTAACAGGTTTAATATGATTAAACCCATCCCCAACTCTAGGTATATTAGTAGCTGAGTATGGAGAGTATGTAACTCCTTTAACGTATACATCCGCAGTAGGGAAAACTTCAGAAGCGTTTGTTAGCGTTCGCCCTTCCCAAAACTGTGTCTCGAGTACTTTCGGGAAACCAGTGAAACTAAAACTGTACAGATTATCTCGTGCTAGATCATTCCCCGATTTAAATACAGTTGATGTAAAATGTGATATATTCATATTATGTATTTATCAACTAATTTTATTATGCTCTCCATATATCCCTCTGAGAAGCTCCAACAAACTTAGATGTTGGTAAAAAGATAGATTGCTCCCAATCTGTAGGAAAAATCTCAAACACTTGACTGTTTATATGAGAAAATAAATATCTATGTATAGTCTTCTCCACAAATTTAACTTTAGATACTACCTTCCAATTAACTTTGAACATATCATCATCTGTAATATCACTAAAATCACTCCGTCCAGTGAATTTAAGCATAGCCGACATAAACTGCATTCGATGCATTGGAGATAAGTAATGTACATTCAAACCTAACATAGATTGACCTTCAATGCCTATTATAATGCTTAATGGATGTTTATCCCAATACGGTAATGTATCTTGATGTTTAGCATCATACATGAATGTTACCATAGAACCTAATTTAGGATTAGATACCTTTTTAGGCTTCTGCATTCCTTGATCAACTACACCTTTAAACCACTGAGAAGCTTTCTTTGTATCTGTTGCAATGAACTTATTACCAGTTAATTTAGATGTTAATTCATGCTGGATCTTTTTAGGTGCACTTACACCAGCCTTTCCAGCTTTTGTTAATCGAGCCCACTGAGCTCCTCTCCATACATATGATTTACCATCAGTAGCTTGTTGTACTATACCTTTCTTAATACTCATACACGTATTTATCACTCACATTACATTTTACCTCTCTTCAATGTCTTCTCAGTGATAATCATAAACTCCCACCCTCTATCAGCGCACCATTTCATTGCGGATTTCCATTTGGCTTGATTTACAGCATAAACCTTAATTGCATTAATATATCGTTTAGTCTTACGACCAGATTTAGGTAGCTTAGGTGGCATTGTCTCTGCATGAGGCTTCACTTCAACTAATATACTTCTACCATCCTTCAATAACATCCAAAAATCTACGAAGTATCTATGATATCGATTATCTACTGGTGATATATAAGGTACAACATCTTCTTCACTACGCCAAGTAACTACCTGTGTATTACTGTCAAGGTATTCCATAAATGTCCGTTCCCAACTAGATCTATATACAATATTATTTATATCACCTTGATACTTACTTTCATTAATTGGTTTCCACTTTCCTTGATGATACTTGCCCATGATTATATTTATCAACTATTATCATTTTATGTGGTATAATAATAAAAACCAACATCTCTCCACGTCTTTCTGGTAAAATTCTCCCCTAGTGATTGAAGAAACGGACTTCTAATAAATGATTTGTTGCAGATGGTAGCATCTAGATTTTTAAAATATCTCCGAATTATTCTAAGTGATGTGCAACAACCATACACACTCTTAATAGCGTGATGTAAATCTACAATCGTGTGATACTCTCCAACTCCTTTGAATCCATAACACTTGTGTCCATAATTGGTCTCTAATCTTTTCCGTGTTTGCTCCTTACCAATAGTAGCCTTCCATGTTTCATCACTAACAGTTGCAACTTGTTTAGCTATACCCTCTTTACCAATAGTAGCCTTCCATGTTTCATCACTAACAGTTGCAACTTGTTTAGCTATACCCTCTTTACCAATAGTAGCCTTCCATTCAGGATCACTAATCGTTTTAGATCGTTTAATCATACCCTCTTTACCAACAGTTGCCATCCACTCAGGATCATTAATCGTTTTAGATCGTTTAATCATACCCTCTTTACCAACAGTTGCCTTCCACTTAGGATCATTAATCGTTTTAGATCGTTTAACCATACCCTCTTTACCAACAGTTGCCTTCCACTTAGGATCATTAATCGTTTCACATTGTTTAGCTGTAGACTCAGGAGTATTAGTCATGTTGCAGTTAGCATAAGATAAATTGTAAAATAATGGATTAGAAGCTACTTCGTGGTCTCTCTGTAAAAACTCTTCATACTCAAGACACTCTTTAGAGTTATTAAACGTTTTAACTACAACACGTTCTAATTGAGATGAGCACACATCTTGAAGACTTCTGAAATATTTAACATATGATGATCCAAAATATCTGTGATTTTCGGGATCAATGTTATTTTCTTGAAGTTCCTTCCGAGTAGATGATCCAATATAATACCTCTCTGTTCCTATAGGATTAAGATCAGTAATAAGATAAACGTAAAAATTGTTACCATTATAAATAGACGTATGCATGATAATACTTCAATGTTGTTATGTTAGAAAGGGGACAGTGATCCAACACTATTCCCTTTTGTTATATTTATACTATATTAGATAAATACTCATATGATCAAAAACGTAACAATATCGACACTAGACCAAAATCAATCGTATAATGCTACTGATTCTAAAGGACTTCAATACCCTTTAGATATGAGTAACATTAATAACATCATATCCCTTAGGATATTTGGATTATATGAGCATGCTGGAGCAACTTTATCAAATCCAGATAAAGCAGAAGCTAAGAACGCTAAATATAATAAGAATACTCTAGCTAATATAATGTTATACCAAGTCCCAGTATCTACAGCTTATACCCAGAATTGGGGTAAACAAGAAGGAATGTTTAAAGGGCACGGAGGGGAATCGATAGCTGGCTTACAATCAACTCAATATCTCGCTAATAAAGTTGGAACTGGTATAACATCGACTGTAGGTGCGTTATGGGGAGCTAATGATGCTGTTGGAACTGGCAAGAGTATTAATCCGTTTTTAGGAGTGGCATATGAGAGTCCTGAGTTGAGATCTATAACTCTTCCGTTTGTTATGAACCCTAGGAGTGAACAAGAAGCTCGAGCTGTTATGAATATAATCAAGACGATAAAATATCATAGTTCTCCGTCATACTATGATACAGTTCAAACGCTGGATGATGCTCTTGCTAACGAGAAAATTAATGGAAAGGAAGAAGTTAAGGGTAGTTTACTTTCGACTATTGTATCCAAAGCAGGATCAGTAGCTAATAAATTTATTCTAAATGCTCCAGATGTATTTGAAGTAAATTTTCTTAATCTAGAGGAAGGAAGAAATCACAGTTTGTTTAAATTTGGTCCAGCAGTATTAACTGACTTTCAATGCAATTACGGTGCAGATGGAGTGTGGCGTGCATTTAAAAATGGTTTATCAATTAATGTAGAAATGAGCTTGAATTTCCAGGAGATGGACATTCTAACGAGAGCGGAAATCTTGAAAGGTTATTAACATGCAGACATTATACACAGCTATACCTAAAATTGAATATGACGGAAGGATTATTAAAGATATATTCAGACGATCAATTCCAACTAAAAACATCGATACAAGGTTTAATATATACTCTTATATATTAGAGGATGGAGATACTCCTGAAATGTTAGCTCATAAGTTGTATAATGATGTTAACAAACATTGGATATTATTATTAATTAATAATGTGATAGATCCTCATATGGATTGGCTTCTCTCAATAGATGAGTTAGAGCGTTACACTGAGAATAAGTACGGAAACCTTAATGATTTCCATCATTGGGAAGATGATGAAGGTGACCATGTATATGATGACAGGATCAACGATCATGATACGTATAATCTAATATATACATCAAATATAGATCACGAAACACATCTAAACGAAATTAAAAGAGATGTTAAAATCATCCCAAGAGAGTATATAGCAGATTTCGAGGAAATGTTTAAAGAGAGTATCAAGTGAAAGCTATTCGTAACGCTAAAGCATATAAATTAATTGAACTAAAAGTTATAAATGCTTGGAATCAAGAAACTGATATATCAACTATGATGCAGAGTATGACTATTACTGAGAGTATATTTGCTAATGGCACTCAGGGTATGATTCATGTAGCAGACGGTATAGGACTTTGGGAAATGCTACCTTTCATTGGAGAAGAGCGAATCAAGATCAAATACCAAACATCATTTGCTGATCAAGATAATGCTTTATATGAGAAGATATTCAACATATATAGAATTGATAATGGGAAACAGTATGACGGCAAAACAAGATCATATATTATACATTTTATAAGTCATGAAACAGAATTAAATAACAACATCAAACTTAGCAAATCATACAACAAAATGACATCAGATATAATTGTTGCAGATATATGGGATAAGCTGAATGTTGAAGAATTAAATTCTATAGAGGTATCTGAATCCGCTCCTCGATTTATTATACCTACATGGTCTCCGTTCAAAGCTATTGAGTGGTTAAGTAAGAACTCCATTAGTAGTGATAACGATTATAATGATTATGTGTTATTTGAAAATCGGAAAGGTTGGCATTGGGTTACGATTAGATCACTCTTGAAACAAAGTATCAACCAGACTATTGAATACGGAACATCAACTATAAAAAATGCAGAAGGTCAAACAAAAAATGTGATTGAGAATATCGAATACAATCGATTATATGATACTGTGCAGATGACTAAAGATGGTTTGTATGGTGCTAGACGGTTGACGTATTCACACATTAATAAGAGTATGAATAATGAACACACTATTCAGGATGATGCTTTGTATTTGAATAAGCCTAGATTACCAGCTCAATCATTAAGAGGTTCTAGTAGAGGAGCAGCATGGGATCATAATATACCAGATGTGAATGTTGCTGATACTTTATGGGGAACTGAACAATATTATGAATTTCTTGGTGATCCAATGGCATCATACACAGTTAAGTGTAATGATCCAGAGACTGTATACAAAGGAAAACATAAACATCATTTAATAAGAAATCAACTATTCGCCTCTATCAAGAGTAATACTTGGTCAGTTACATTACCTGGTAACACATCACATTATTGTGGGGAGGTTATATTCCTTAACATGCCATCATTCAGAGATACTATTAAAAATGAAGGTCTTGATGCTTTAAACTCAGGTAAATATCTTGTCACTGCCATTACACATTCACTGAACATGGATGAATATACAATTGAATTAGAGATACGAAATACAGGATCTAAAGAGGATTTTGCTACATGGTAAATATGAAACTGTTTTATGCAGTAGTCGAAGATCGACTTGATCCTAGTATGCTAGGTCGCGTGAAAGTTCGAATCATTGGTTTACATACTGATGATAAGAGTCCTAGTGGAATATCAACGGATGATTTAATGTGGGCTTATCCTATGATGCCTATATCTAGCGCTAACATGAACGGTATTGGTCAGACCCCATTAGGAGTTGTTGAAGGTTCATGGGTGGTAGGCTTTTTTAGAGATGGTGATAATTGTCAAGATCCTGTCATTATAGGGGCTACAGGAGGTATACCTAGATCAACAAGTCAAGGAGAGAATGGTTTCGAGGATCCTCTCGGAGTGTACCCAAAAACAGATTATATTAACGAACCAGATGTAAATAGACTAGCGCGAGGTGTTACTGTAGATGAGGATGATAACACTAAAGGAGCTGAGTGGATTGATCCTGAAGATCAATCTAAACATGATAATAAAATCGGGAATACTATAGTCAAGGATAAACAGGATGCGAGAGAAGCTGATAAAGATGTTCTTATAGGAAAAGGACGAGATGGTAGTAACGGTGAAGGTAAATGGACTGAGCCTGAATTATCATATGCTGCTAGATATCCTTTTAATCATGTACACGAATCAGAGAGTGGTCATATCACCGAGATTGATGACACTCCTGGGGCAGAGCGAGTTCATAATTATCATCGAAGTGGTACATTTAAAGAGATACATCCTAATGGTACAATTGTCCAAAAGATTGTGAATGATCATTACGAGCTTGTGTACGGAGATGATTTTTTACATGTGAAAGGTCATGTGAATATTACAGTGGACGGTAACTGTAACTTATACACTAAAGGCAATCTCAATGAACAAATAGATGGAAGTTATCATAGACACATTAAAGGTAACTTCACAGAACAAGTAGATGGTAAAGTTGATCGAAATATAGGTGGGACATTCGATCAAGTTAGTGGTGGTAATAATATCACAATTGCACCTCGCATAGATTTAAATCCTTAGGAGCTGACATGACACAAACACGAATCGGTTACACTTGTCAAATGGGTGATCCAATGGCTTTCTCAGAGGCTGAATGTTTAGCATCAGGAGGTAATTGGATTGGCCAAGAGGTTCCAGCTGGAGTACCTGATTTTGGGAGTATCACTGGTGGTGGTTTTAACAATACTATAGATAATGCTGATTCTTTCTTACGTTTCCCTGGTCAAGATAAACTTAATAGTATATCAAGTCTAGGTACATCAATGAATGCATCACATAAAATAGGCTACACTAATCCATCACAGCTAAACCTTGCTGGTTTTGTACCAAATGATCAAGTGAAGATTAAAGCGGCTTTGTCTAAAATCGACACTCTTGCTAATAATACCTCAGTATGTTCTCAAGTGGTTCAGAATATTGTAGATAAGAACGTAACTGATGTTCCTAAGAATACAGCAATATTAGATGCATACAAAACAGCATCTAAATTAATTGATTGTGGAGAAGGTCTCGATGTGGTGATGAAAGGAGAGAATCTTCTCGATGAATTCACATCTACATCCAACTTAACATCAGTTGAATCTTCAATAGACAAAATAACAAATAGCATGAACTCTGATCTTTTTACAGCATTACCTAGTTCAGATGGACCTGTAATGAGTTGTGTATGTCATGGAGGAGATCCCTTTGATGGGAATGAAACTGATTGTCTATCTAATGGAGGGGAATGGAGGTGTCAAGAAGTATCAGGTTCTGCTGCGAATACATTTAATATAGACTTTATGAACAACATAAACAGTATAGATAACGTCGCAGATGACATGGATGGAGCGTGTAATAAACTCCAAGGGGCAGTTGAAGCTCTTCATGCTAAAGGTGTTGCATTGGTTGCTAAAGCAACTGGTTATCTTGAGAAAATGAGCAAACTCTCTAGTTTGAGTGTATCAACTGGTCCTTGTGGGGAGATTATTGAAGCATTGATACCAGACGAGGCTAAATCATATTTACCATTAATCAGTAACGCTCTCAAAGGATTGCCACCTCAAGGGGGAGGAGAGAGTTGTGTATGTCATGGAGGAGATCCCTTTGACGGGAATGAAGCTGATTGTATATCTAATGGTGGGGAATGGAGATGTCAAACCATCGAAAGTGATACTCCTATCACATCAAATGCTCCATATACTGAATTTTTACCTACAATACCCCAAATTCCTACAATCCCAACATCAACCGTAACGAATAATGTGAAGATTCCCATTAACATAAGTGCTAAGATAACTACAGTGGAACTGAATACACTATCTAGTATATCATCTATTACACCTAGTATTAATACACCTAGTATTAATACACCTGTTGTGAATGGTATCGGAGGTAATCTATTCAGCACCATATCTAATAAGATAAGTTCATTAGTACCAGTTAATAATGTAAGTTCCTCAGTTGATACTAGTGGATTTAATATCAATTCAATAGAATCTTCATTTAATATTACACAAGGGATAAACAGTCCTGCTCTATTTAATGGTAATCAACCTGAGCCTTGGACAAAAGCTGACGGAAGTAAAATGACTAGAGCAGAAATTGATGCTGCTCAAGCGGAGTATATGTAATGCCAGCAGCAGTACGAAAAGATGGAGTTGATGCAACATCTGACCCGGATGGTTCCGGATTTTGTTGCGGTTCCCCATCTAGTCATAGTACAAATGCGGGAAGTGGTAATGTATTCACTAATTCAATTGGTAATGTTCGTCAAGGAGATGCAATGATTACTCACACTTACGCAGGACCTTGTTGTACTCCTCACGCCCCAACCTGTTCCACTCACAGTCCAAATGTTTTTATTAACAGTAAAGGTGCAATGAGAAAGGGAGATGCATTTGGAGGAGATCATATTACTGTAACAGGATCAAACAATGTATTCATTAACGGGTAATCAGATGATCTAATCTAATAGCATATGCTCCTATTAAATGCTCTTTATTGTGTTTAATGAGTTTAGATTTTGATCTACAAGTGTTTCCTATTCTATTAGTATGTGACGAAATAATCAACTTTTTATGTAACACATTCATAGATTGTTTAGATATTTCAGAATATAAAAGTGAATCGGTTTCGTGATATACATTCCACATACGAGACAGATCTAATTTGAAACAATTGTTATTATGGTATTTAGACATTATCCACGCTGATGTTGATATCATATTACAGTGAGGACATTCAACAGAATGTTCATCTTTCCATTGTTTAGATGATTTAGTTTCTGATGATTTTCTCCCTCCTCGTTGATTAGAGGTTTCCCCATTTTCATCTAGAATTAATTTAGTTGAATTTGCCTTCTGTCTTGCTATTTCAGCGATAGTGGTTCCATCATCTTTTGCTATATTCCTAGTTACAGCTGCTTTTCTCGCACTCAACTGAGCAATTGATACTCCATTTAAATCTGGAATAGATTTAGTTATAGCTGCTTTTCTCCCTCCACGTTGATATGACGTCTCTCCATTTTCATCTTTCAATGAACGTTTATATACCATCTTAGCTGTGGATATTGGGGTATTAACAACTCCCGATGCATATGATAAATTATAGAATAATGGATTAGATGCTACATTATGCTCCCTTTGCAACATCTCCTCATATTCAAGACACTCTTTAACATCATTAAATGTTTTAACTATGACACGCTCTAATTGAAGAGACTGAGAATCTTGAAGTGTTCTAAAGTGAGGTGTATACGAAGATCCGTAATATTGATCTTTTTCTGGATCAATATTATTTTCAGAGAGTTCCTTTCGAGTAGCGGATCCAATATAATATCTTTCTGTTCCTATAGGATTAAGATCAGTTATTATGTCTACCTAATAATTGAGGCCACTATAAATAGATGTATGCATGATAATATTCCAGTAATATTATATTAGAAAAGGATTAATGATGATGCATTAATCCTTTTTGTATTTATTACTGAAACCTATCATCATTTTTAACTCATTAATAGATAAATAATATCATGAATAGATTAAGTAAACATACACAGATATATAGTGATATTGATATTGACTTCACTAAACATCCTTACACTAAAGACTTAGCAAAAGTTACTGATGAGAATAGTGTAAAACAATCATTTTTGGGACTGTTACAGACTAATCATGGAGAGAGACCATTTCAGCCATGGTTAGCATCTGGAGTTAATGAATTATTATTTGATAACATGGACCCTGCCACAGCGATAATGCTTGAGTATAAAATAGAAGATTTAATCACTAATTATGAGCCTAGGATTGTACTACACGAAGTTAATGCTACACCGAATTACGATGATAATGCTTATGATGTAACCATTGGCTTTAGCATTAGAGGTGTACCAAGCAAAAAAGAAATGAGCTTACAATTAGAAAGAATTCGCTAGAATCATAACTCTAATACATCCATGAAAATACCCATATTCTTATAAGATCCCCATTTTTTATTATAATCTTTAAAGTCTATAGCATTTATCTTATTACCATAGAACATTAAATTCATACCAACGACATTAGATACATCCCAATTGCTTATATCATCAGTGAACTTAGAATCTCTAAACATCGAATTCATACCAACGACATTAGATACATCCCAATTGCTTATATCATCAGTGAACTTAGAATCTCTAAACATCGAATTCATATTAGTTACTTTAGATGTATTCCAATCACTTATATCATCATCGAACTTAGAATTTCGAAACATCGAATCCATCATAGTAACATTAGATACATCCCAGCCACTTATATCACCATTAAAGACAGAATCACTGAACATAAAACTCATATTGGTAACATTAGATACATCCCAGCCACTTATATCACCATTAAAGATAGAATCACTGAACATAAAACTCATATTAATTACATTAGATACATCCCACTCACTTATGTCACCATTAAAATTAGAGTTTTTGAACATTGAATTCATATATTTAACTTTAGATACAACCCATTTACTTATATCACCATTAAAGACAGAATCACTGAACATAAACCACATATTATCAACACTAGATACATCCCACTTACTTATATCACCATTAAATTGTGAATTATTATATAACATATAACTCATGTCAGTAACATTAGATACATCCCATTTACTTATATCTCCATTGAACTTAGAACTACTGAACATAAAACTCATATCACGAACATTTGAGACATCTAAGTCATTAAGATCAGCATCATCAGCTCTCTCTTTAATTATACTTTTTAAATGTTTATTATCTTTAACTTTAATCATAACTCTAATACATCCATGAAAATACCCATATTATTTACAGGTTCCTGTTTTTTATTGTAATCTTTAAAATCTTTAGCGTCTATCTTATTACCATAGAACATATAATTCATACCAACGACATTAGATACATCCCAATTGCTCACATCTTCAAATAACCGACTCATATCAGTTACTTTAGAGATATCTAAATCATTGAGATCAGCGTTATCAGCTCTCTTTGATTATATTTCTTAACTCTTCATTAATTTCGACTTTTATCATATACCTATTATACCACATTTTGCACAAAAATACAACATATTTCTCTTTTATAAGTTATTGATAATCACTTTACTATTTATGGAGTATTTAAACTACTGATATATTAAAGTTTATCTATTCAGAGATAAATAAACCAATATAACATGGAAACTTTTATGACCCAGCAACTTAATACATCAGAGCTAGACTTCAATAAAATCAAGGATAACCTTAAAGATTTCATGAGATCTCAATCAGATCTCAATGATTATGATTTCGAAGGTTCAAATTTATCAATTCTTTTAGATGCTATGGCATACATCACACATTATCAAGGTGTTTACGTTAACGCAGCTGTGAATGAATCATTTCTCGATACTGCTATCAGACGAAATAGTATAATATCTCACGCTAAATCAATTGGTTACACTCCTAACAGCACAAAGGCTGCTCAAGCAACAATTAACTTAAAATTCAATGAAGCTGAGAATGATGCAAACAATATAATTGGTGTTACTATAGCTAAAGGGGCTAAATTTATTGGTTCATATCAAGGCTCAATATACAACTTTGTTACATTTGATACATATTCAACTTCATATCCTTATTCTATCGATATACCTATTAAACAAGGTTCATATCACACAAAGACATTTACTTGGCTGGATGGGACTGTTCAAAATTTCATTCTAAATGAAAGTGACATTGATAGAGATTCAATTTCCCTTAAAGTGAATGGAGTTTTTTGGACTTACTCTAATGGAGACCTTACCAATGTAGATGCATCGAGTCAAGTATTTTACATACAAGAAAATTATGATAATAAAACTGAATTATATTTTGGACCAGACTCAGGTTTGTTTGGATTAAGACCGAATAATGGAGATACTTTAGAAGTTGAATACATTAGATCTGATGGAGCAGCAGCTAATGGAGTAGATGTATTCAGTATCCCAGGATTGGTTGGAGGTTATGATGCTCAAGGTATCAGTATAAGTTTAGTTGATGTCGCAAGTCTTGGTATGGATCCTGAAGACATCGAGGATGTAAGATTCCGAGCTCCAAAAAACTATGAACGACAAGATCGTGCAGTATCAGCAGATGATTTCAAAGCTATACTATTAGATGAATTTGGAGATATCGATGCTATTAATGTTTGGGGAGGAGAAACTAATGATCCCCCTCAATACGGTAAAGTTATGATTAGCATTAAACCTAATACAGGGGAACGATTATCTCCTATGACGAAAACTGATATAATCAATCGAATTCTTAAACCGTATAATATAGTTGCGATTACTCCAGTTATAGTTGATCCAGAATACGTATACATAACAATCAACTCAAAAGTTACTTATTACAGAAATAAAACTCAGAAGAGTCAAGGAGAGATGATTGAGTTAATATCTGATATTATCAAAACTAAATATGAGGATTCTTTGAGGGATTTCGGATCAACTTTAAGATACTCAAGTGTTGTAACTGCAATTGATAATGCTGATGTAGCAATCAACAGTAACATCACAGATATTCAGATGGCAAGAAGATTTAACCCAGATTCAAATAACGTATCAGGTTTATATGACTTATATTACCACAATCCAATCAAACCCGGCACAATTATATCAAGTAGTATAATCAAGACTGGAGGAGATACTTACGCGTTGATGGATGATGGACTTGGAGTGATGACTTTATATAACATCACTCAAGAAGCATTTACAAGCATTAATATAGGAACAATCGATTATACTAAAGGTATCATATACCTGAGGAACTTCAACATTGATATAGATACAACACAGATGATTTCAATATACGCTGTTCCAAGTAATACAGATGTAAAATCATCTCAGAATGTATTGATATTATTTGATGTTGCTAATATTACAACGGATACTATATAATGCTATCAAGTATAATCAACAGGGTTCTACCTGCTTTTATACGAGATGATCATCCAACTTTTGAAACTTTTCTGAAGACGTGGTTAGAATTTCTAGATGATGATGGCCCCCATCAACATATAACCGAGTTAAAAAATCAAGTTGATGTAAATTCATCAGACGTTATAGATGTATTGAAAAACGCTTATATGCCATCATATCCAGCAACGCCACTTGGATATGTACAAGAAACTGACTCAGCATTTCTTATTAAACATCTTAGAGATGTATACAGAAAGAAAGGATCTGAAGCGGCTTATAGATTCTTCTTCCAAGCTCAATTTGGCGAAGATATAACAATACACTATCCTAAAGAGAATGTACTAAGATTATCTGACGGAAAATGGCAAGTATACCAATACATCCTCTTTGATTGGAATATCGATACTGTCGAGCATGTTATAGTGAAAGGATTCTTCAATAAACAAATAAGAGGACGCACTAGCAATGCTACAGCATTTGTTAATATACCTGAAGGAGCAGATCCACAATTTTATATAGACGCTAAAGAGCTTCCACTGAAAGATGTATTCGGAGACTTCTTACCTAATGAAATCATTGAGGTGATTATATGATATTTTATGCGGAAGCTAGTATAGTCGCATTAGGACGAGATGATTTATACTTATGTGAAGATGGGGATATTATACTTCTTGAGAATGATGATGAAGCACAAAGAGAAGACTTTAATATTACAGTAGCAGCAGTTACTTCACATAACACGTCAAGTGAAATAACATCAAGCGTTACATTATCATCATCACCACAAATCAATCTCCTTGCTGCATCTGTTGTAGTAGCTGGTGCAGAGTTGATTGGACAAGGAGGAATAACACGCTCAGGTGAAGCTAATATAGTAGCTGGTGCAGAGATGAACGATCAAGGAGGAATAACACACTCAGGTGAAGCTAATATAGTCGCATTAGGACAAGAAGATTTTAATATTACAGTAGCAGCAGTTACTTCACATAATACGTCAGGTGAAATAACATCAAGCGTTACATTATCATCATCACCACAAATCAATCTCCTTGCTGCATCTGTTGTAGTAGCTGGTGCAGAGTTGATTGGACAAGGAGGAATAACACACTCAGGTGAAGCTAATATAGTCGCATTAGGACGAGATGATTTATACTTATTTGAAGATGGGGATATTATACTTCTTGAGAATGATGATGAAGCACAAAGAGAAGATTTTAATATTACAG